CATTTAAATTAATCATTTTTCTCTGTTTTTATTGTTTAAAAATTGTTTCTTACCAAACTGATTCTTCCGCAGAATCTTCTTCAATTGGAGAAGGTGCTACCATCTCTTCTACTTCGTCTGCTGCTTCGATTCCTAAGCTTTCTGTTGTGGGAATACCACGTAAGTCAGCGCTGAAATCTTCTTCGTCAGAGATCTCACCTACATCAATAGTATTAATTTCAAATACAACTTCTTCTGTATTAGCTGATAATACTGGAGATAAAGTATGTAATCCATTAACTAAAGAAATCTCAAAATGATTCTCAATAGCAGTATCAAGACTGAACATTTTTACCATGAACTCATAAGTCTTCTTGTCGCTTATTGTACATGTTTGTGTCAATGCAAATCCTTGATCACCTGTTGCTTTACGAACTGCAGCTAATTTCTTATCAGTGCTAAAACCAAAAGAGACACGATCTCCACCAGTAACGTCTAACTCTTTCTGAGCAGCAGCGTTAAAACTGAATTTACGACCAGCTCCTAATTTTGCAATAGCTGATAATGTTACTACAGGAAAAGCAAATTGTTCTTCTTTTCTTTTTCTTTGTGCGGGAACTTCGTCCCAGATTAATCCTTCCATTTTTCTTTTTTTAAGGTTTGATTGTTTAAATTGAATAATATTCTCTGATCGTTTCGTTTATTGCGATTAGATCGTTTTCTACTTCGTTCTCCTCGAACATCTCTAAAGGAGTTTTGCATGTGTCATTACCAGAAGACACAGTGCGGAATACATGTTTGTTAGGTTGACCAGGTGTCTTAACGATTTCTGCATATAACACGATAGTGCTAAATGATTCTGGTACAAACTTTTCTAACATTTTACCCTGCACACCAATACGCTCAGAAGAGAATCCTGCATCGTCGTAATGTGTCTCAGGGTGAGCAATAAGATATACGATGATATCTTCTCTCATACTGTCATTAATGAAATTGATCAAATCATATTGAGCAGCTGCCATTTTACCCCACTTGTCAAAACCTTTCTCAGCTCTGAAACTTGGGTTCATAATAGCGTCAGTCATAATTCTTGACCAAGTATCAACAACAACAGTTTTTACATTAGGCAACTCGTTTACTTTTTTTAGTGTTGCTAGCACAATACTAACATCAGAAGTCTTACGATAATTACGCTTTTCCTCGCTGTAATTAAGCTTAAAGTTTTTAAAAGGCAAAGCCTTTTGATCAGTGTTAATGATCACTGTCTCGTCCGAATTTAAATTACGTAACGAGGTAGATTTTCCACTTCCTGATTTACCAACCAGGAATACTAATTGACCCATAAAATTTGTTTTTGATTGTTTGAATTACCTAATAAAGATAAGAATTTTTCTTGTATTAAACAAGTTCTTGTACTACTGTTATTGCTACTACATCGTGATTAGTTTTCAACCACTGTTTAGCTTTATCAACATCCTCTTTAGTATGCTGATGTTCCTTAAACAGTTCAAAAGAACCACCATCTTTGTGTGCCATTGCCATCTTGTAAAATAAAATTCTCTCTGCTTGTTTTCTAGCTTCATTAATTCTTGTAGATGGAATGCTACCTGCTATTCCATCGGGTTTACCCCAATCTTGAAAAGTTTCTAATCTCATAAATTAATAATTTCATCCTTAACTTCATCTTGTTTTGCCTTGCGCTGCTTGTATAGCTTACCCCTTAGATGTGGGTGCTCTTCTTGTACTTTTCTACTCGCTCTGCCAAAAGAATCTATATAAGGAATAGTTCGTGATTCCATATCTTTTAAAAATTGTCTAATAGGTTGGTTAATATCATACCCTATCTCCTTGAGATAAGTATAATACAGCCCTTCATTACTGTCTCTGAATTTTGGGTTCTTCACTAATTGATCCTTAACCCAATCTAATTTGTCTACTATCATATTGTATCTGTTTTACTGCGATAATAATCATCGATTTGTTTAAGCATTTCAGGTTTACCCATTAATTCTTCAGCTTTAGGTAGCTGATGATAACCACCGAACTCGCCAATAAATAGAAAGCTAGCAAGAAGATTTACATCGCCATCGCGATTCTTGCATATCTTAGCCAATCTATAACGGTTCTTAAACTTGGTAATATCATAGCCTAAGCATTTATCAACTCCAAAATAAAAAGGACTTGCCAAGCCTATTGCAGTATTACAATCTTCTGCGACGTTACCTGTATTCTTGATATCACTCAACATCGGCATCCAGCTATCACCCTCACGTCTATCCATCTGCTCGGATCCTCTGTTAATCTGCGATATCACAACAGGACTAAAGTTGAACATGTTTCTGAAGAATACTAGCGTTCTTGAAGCTTTGTCAATTGCCTCCTTCAAATCCTTGTAATTATTATAGTTGATAAGACCAATATGATCTATCACTACTAATGTAATTAACCCAGGATTGTTGGGAATGTAATCCACGATGAGCCCTTCCTTACTTCTTACTACTTCTCCACGACTTTCTGCGTAGGATATAAGATCCTTGTATAGAAAGTCAGGATTTAAAGAAGAACGATAGTGAAGATACTTATTCTGTATCTCCTGCATTCTCTCCTCATATAGTGGAATAAGACACTCTACTTCAGGCCTAATAGCTAAGTCACCCTTAGATAATATCTCGTCCATCGAAGTCATAATACCATGTTCGCGCCAGATCAAACTTGCAATGTGTTTAGCTATCTGATGTTCAGGAGGAATCTCTAATGAGTAATAAATAATCTCGATATCATGAATGTATCCAGGATTATTTTGCAAAAATTCAATTGCTCCATAAACATAAGTGCTATTAACAAATGCAGTTTTACCGACACTTGTACCCGCAAAAATTAAATCATAACGACCTTGTTGAATATTCTTAATGTGTTTACTTAAAGTAGTAAAGCCTTGAAAGGGAATACCTGTATTTAAACCTTGTTTACCTCTTTCGATACTTTGTTTTAGTCGATCCCAATATTTAATTTTAGTCATATGATTAATTGTTAAGGTTAAATTGAGTCAGTATTCCACTCTTGTTCCTCTGTTCCAATGTCCTGTATAAATACATCCCACTGTTCCCAAAGATTGTTATTCAATACTGTTTCCATTTGTGGAAGATATTGCAAACCATTAGTTTGCTTTTTCTTAGCCACAAAAGCCGATAGAGCTGCGATAGCTCTCAAGTGTTCTGCCGTAGTTTTAACTCTCGCTAAGTACTTCTTTTCATGCTTCAATGCTACTTGTGAAGTAGGACCTGCGCTACGTAATATGCGAGATCCTACCTTTACAGGGTAAGCATTATAGAATTCCCAGAAGTTAATTTGGTCAGAACGTATTCTCAGAAGCTTTTCTACTAGATTATTACTAAGCGTAGTCTCAGTAAATTTGCCAGATGCATCCAAGATATAATTAGTACCTATTAAATTCTTACGTATTTCAAATGCACGTAATGCTCCAAATACCGATAATATATCATCATACTTTTTATGGTACATTAAATACAACCATATATATTCATCAGGCTTTAACGACTTTTTTGCTAGTTCTTTTAGATTTAGGCTTATTTCCATCTTTCAATTCTTGAATTGTACATTCTTTAATTTTACTTGCTTCAAAACCTTTTAATGCAGAGCGCATCCATACTTCATCTTGAGTATTTCTCAAGTACACTATATAGATGGTAGCTTTTTTACCCCCTTCCATATTCATAGTACGCATTGCTTGTTGCACTGCTAGATTTTCACCACTTTTAAGCTGATTGAATACTGCTATTTTTAGATCAGGAATAGTAACACCCATGGAAACCATGGATACTACACTAAGTTTATCAATAGCACCTTCTGAGAACTGTTTCAGTGAGTCTTTATCAGACTTGCTGTGAAAAGAGTTGTCTCCTAACTTATCTGCTATATCTTGCCTACCAGAAAATATAATGCACCTTCCAACTGTAGATAATATATCCTCAGTTACTTTCTGTTTAGACCGTGCATTATAAATAACATCTAAACGCTTAGACATCAGGAATCTAAGAGAACTCCATTTTTGTCTTTGTTTAGCTGCTGTGTAAGAAGTATCCCAATAAGTATAGGCTTCAGCCTCTGTTTGCAAGAAAGGATTCTCTTTATTGCCTCCTAAAACATATTTGTC